ATTATGCTGAAAGGTATTCATCTGCACTGGCTTGGGAACTTGACAGGAAAAGCAGACGGTTGAGAGGAATCATGACCGATGACCTGACAGACTATTTGGAAAAACATAAGAGAGGAGCATGATTTGAAATTCGTTGTAGAAGAGGGCGGTTTTGCCCCTGTGAGAGAACATGAGACTGATGCCGGAGTTGATTTGAGGACTCCTGAGAGACTGGTGATTTATCCTCATTCATCCGTGTTTGTTGACCTCAAGGTGAGAGTCGAGATTCCCGATGGTTGTGTCGGCCTTATGACTAGCAAATCGGGTCTTATGTCGAAGAGAGGAATCAAGACAACTGGAACTATAGATGTCGGGTACAGTGGCACAATCGGTTGTAAGGTGTTCAATCATTCTTCCGAGATTGTGATTCTCGATGAGGGAGATAAAGTTACTCAGCTTGTAGTCATGCCTTGCATCATGGATGAGGTTGAGATTGTGGACAGTATCACGGCTGGCGAACGCGGCGAAGAAGGATTCGGGAGTACAGGCAAATGACAACGGAAGAAGCAATCAAACAGTTAGAGTATGACAAAGCAATGTGCTTGTTTAATCCGATGACAGGCGAGGAAGAGCCTATGAACGAGGATTGCAGAAAGTCGGCAGAAGCAGACGAACTTGCTATTAATGCTCTGAAAAAGCAGATTCCGATGAAAGCGGTCGGAACGCACTATGCACACATGAGGTGTCCTAGTTGTAACCACAGGATTCCTAGTGGCGATGGAAGTAGCAGTAGGCGAAGAGATAACTGGTGCAATTACTGCGGTCAAAAAATTGATTGGAGCAAAAACAATGAAACTAACTAGAGAAGAGGCATTAAGGCTTCACCGTCAGATGTGGACTGATATGCAAGAGGCACTTGGGAATAATCCAAGGGCGTTAGAAAGGGCTGAGTTCAAGTGGAGTTGGTGTGAATCGCACTTCCCTGATGACGATATATCTGCTCATTGCTTTCTCTGCGAATATCTCAAGCAGAATCATATCAAGTGCTATAGAGGGAAGGGGTGCTTGGTTAAATGGCCTAAAACTGGTTGTCTTGACGATCATTACTACGAATTTGCTCCCATCTCAGCGATCTTGGCGTTGCCGGAAAGAGAGGTTGAAGATGGAACTAACACCTAAAGAAGCCATAACGGTAATAAGGAATCTGCAAGACTGGCTTTATTTCAGCAGTATGAATGGAGGCACTAAGATTCAGAGAGAGGCACTTGACATAGCGGTAAATGCTATCGAGAAGCAGATTCAGTCAGATGAATCCTTTGAATTGTGCGATGGATGCAAGGAATATGACCAAGAGCAACATTGCTGCCACAGATATTCCAAAGTCATCCGTCAGGCGTTTGAAGAAATGAAAGTCGTGCATTGCATTGATTGTCAGCACTCTGAATACGACTCAGTATATGGCGAAAGGTGGTGTCATTACAACGGCAAGGCAGAGGTAGTTGACGATTATCACTTTTGCAGAGATGGAGAGAAGAGAGATGATGAGTAATCAACTTGGCACGAACTTGGCATCACTTGGCACGGACTGCATAAGCAGAAAAGCAGTAATAGACGAGGGAATGTCGTATATAAACGGCGATTGCTTCTGCGATAAAGAGGATTTTGCTAAATATATAGAGTTAATTGAGCAGTTACCGCCAATTCAGCCGAAGAGAGGCAAGTGGATAAGAACAGGGAGCGGAAGTCTATATGACCACTATGAGTGTTCAGAATGTGGTAAAGCACCAAAATGGGAATGTATGGGCGATAACAGATGGAAGATAGCATTTACTGGTTTCTGCCCGAACTGTGGAGCAAAGATGGAGGTGACGGAATGATAGCAAGAGAAATAATTAACCACATGAATGAGGATGAACTTAGGAATTATGTTTGCCATTGTGAGAGGCTCACGAAGGCAACGGAACAGCTCAGTACGGCACGAATGGAAGTAATTCAGTCCTTAAAGCAGGTGATTATAAATATCGAGTACGAGAATGACTCCCTTATTTCTCGCAATTGCAGGATTAATGAAATGAAGGCACTGGAAGATGCGCTCGAAAGCAAATACTCACAGTATCTCCCAAGACCTATGTGCGGAAGCAGAAACGAGGTGACGGGATGACCACACAAGAAGTAAAAGGATACTACGGAGATACACCTGAACAGTTTTGCCGAACTCTTTGCAAAAGTTGCACCTCTAACGACTGGTACTGCCCGACCTTGTGTAATGAGTTGGAATGGGTCATGCGGAATTTTGAAAAAGCAGTAGATCGGATGGCAAAACTTGACGGTGATGAGGTTAAGTTCTCGCAAGGATTGAAAAGGTGGAAAGGGTGAGGTGACGGAATGAGCGAAGCAATAGCATTTATGGCAGGAATGGTGGCAATGGGGATAGTGTGGTTCATAAACGACAACTCACCAAGAACGTCTCCATATCGCAGAGGATTTGAGGACGGATACAGAAAAGCAATGAAAGATTATGAGGCAGAAGGAGAGACAGAATGATTTTGACAATTATAGCAATGTTGATGATTCCGGCTGGAGTTTGGATGGTTTGCAAAGATAAGCACGAGGGAGTTGTCTTTGGGATAGGGCTTCTGCTCACCGTCTGCGGTGGAATTTTAGCGTTCTGCACAACAGTCTGCATCATCATCGCTCACGTAGGAGTGGATGCCCAAATCGAGGAAAACAGGATTGAGTATGAATCACTCTGCCAACGTTATGAAATCGTTACGTCAGAATATGAGGATGTGTCAAAATCAGATGTGATTAAGGATATAGCCGAGTGGAACAAGAATGTATATAGCGAAAAGCATTGGGCATACAATCCGTGGACGAGTTGGTTTTACTCAAAGCGTGTTGCAGATGACATGAAGATGATTGAGAGGCAACCAAACGAAAGGAACGAGGAATGAATCTTGCGGATGAAATTAGACAGCAAATCGAAAAGTGTAAGGATTTAAAACTTGATATTGGAGAAATCAACAACCATCTCAGCACCCTTGAGAATCTTGTGAGAAAAGACATCATGGAGCAAGTGGACGAGGCATATCAGAAGGGATATGACAAAGGATATGCGGACAAGACCAACAATGATGAGGTCTGCAAGCAGATTGCGAAGGATATACAAGATGAAGCCTATCAGCGAGGACTTAATGACGCATGGGAGGCGGCAAGGAAGATTATTACATGGCCAGACAGGAGCCTTGTAAACAGTGATGCGTTTGACCTTGATCCTGGTGAAAACATTTTTACAAAATACTCTGCATCCGAGGCAATCGAGAGACTGAAATCATACGAAGATGACAAGATCAAGAGAGGTGACATCGTAAACGTAAAAGGGAGTTGCAAGGATGACTTGTTGGGTGTTGTCACAAAAGTTTGGAAAGATAACTGCTACATCATGTGGGACGATGGCTCAGGTGGAACATGGAGCAAAGATTCGGTTGTCAAGACTGGCAAACACATAGACGTTGATAAGTTTTTGGAGGAGATAGCAACATGATTGACACGATTATTACATTTGCACTTGGCGTATGGGTCGGCGGTACGGTCGGATTCATCATCGCCGGACTTGTGGCTGCAAGCCGAGACTGACTATTATTTTTGCAACATGGTGGACTATCCATTGGATGATACAAGGGGTGATAAATATGATTCCGATAATTGATGTAAGGGCAACTGGTGTGAACATGAGAAGGCTCATGGATGAGAGGAATATCACGGTCAAGGATATAGCAAGGGAACTTGATCTTGGGTCGTTATATGCGATTTATAAGTGGTTACAAGGCAGAGGCTTGCCAAGTGTGGACAACCTTGTTGGACTGAGCCACATATTTCAGGTTCGCATGGAAGATATTTTAGTTTTAGAGGAGAGGGGGTGAGCAAGATTCCTACCAAGGATGATTCTGAAAAAGGCAAGTTGTATTTCTGCAAGCAAAGTAAAGAAGGCGAATATCACTTGTTGGGAGAAGTTACAGAAATCGAATCAATCGATGACGATACCGTTGGGATGGATATGACTGGAGATGGATTCTCGTTTGATGGCAAGACTGTTGAATTTGTGATGAGCGCAAGGATGCCGAATCAAGCGAGGTTTCAACTTCTAGGAGTGAATGTGGTCAACATAGTCTTCTGCAAGGACTGTATGCACAGATACCATGACTCGACTTGTCTGCTCTGCAATTTTGATGCAGTAGATGATTATGACTTTTGTAGTAGAGGAGTAAAAAATGGCTAAGACCTATATGACAGTAAGGAAGTTGATTGAAAAACTGCTTGATTGCCGAATGAGCGCAAGGGTAACACTGTTTACTTCCGATCCCGAAAGACCCGATTGCAGAGGTGTTGGTTTTGATATTAACGAAGTGGTTTTTAGCGGTGGTGAGGCAGAAATCCGCTTCACGGACTGGAGAGATGAGGTCGATGAAAGAAAGGCAAGGGTGAATGAAAACTAAATTTAATGCAGTACCGAACGAGGAGACATGGATTCGCACAAAGAACCATTGCAGAACTACCGACAACAAGGACTTCACCGAGAAGAGTCCTACTGGCACGTTTAAGCGCAAACTGCTCATGTCTGAGCATACGCCAATCAGATTGCTTGAATTTGACTGGTCGTGGAAAGGGATTCCTTATTGGTTAAGCACTGAAATGTCCAGGCATCGCTGGGAGAAGTTCATCAGCAGTCAGAGGGATGACAGGCTTATCGATGACACACCGAGAGCCGAGAAACCGCAAGGTGCGCTTGTCAACTATGACGGATTCGCCAATATGCAAAATCTTATTGACGTAGCGAGGAAACGCCTTTGCTACAAGGCTACACCCGAAGCAAGAGGACTGATGGAAGATTTTAAACTCTCCATGTTCGATGAGGGATTCATGAATGAGGCAGAGGTTCTTGTCCCGAATTGCATATACAGAGGTGGATGCCCCGAATTTACGTCCTGTGGGCTTTACAAGCGGTTTTTGGATTACTGCAAAGAGAATCACCCACACATCGATTTAAGCGATTTACAGGCACGTTACAAAGCCTACAACTATATGTTTTATGAGAAGCATGAGGGAGATAACGAATGAGTGAAGAAACTTCAAGACCAAACTATGAGCAAGTGTGTAGAGAACTTGAGGGCGAAAACAAAGATTTAAAAATGCAAGTTCAGGAGTTGAACTTTCGTATTCATTACAGAGAACAAGAAATTGCAAGGCTTGAAGGTCGAATTGCTGGACTTGAATTTGCAATCAGATGCAACGGTGTTTCAGGAGCAGAGGTAGGAATATGAGAGTAGCAGTTTACACAGGATCAAGAAACCTATATCCCGACATGATTCCGGCAGTCAAGTCGATGTTGAAGAACGGAAAGCCGGATTTGGTTTATCTGCTGATTGAGGATGACAAATTCCCGTTTTGGTTACCGTCAAATGTCAAAACAATAAATGTCAGCGGTCAGAAGTTCTTTCCGAAGGACTCTGCAAACATGAGGTCAAAGTTTACGTATCTAGCAATGATGCGAGCTGCTTTGGCAAAGGTTCTTCCGCAAGATATTGATACTGTGCTTTCGTTGGATTGCGACACGCTCATCGTAGGTGACATCACTGAGTTGTGGGAGCGTGACTTGGATGGATATTACTTCTCCGCAAGCATAGAGCCTCACAGGACGAGGTGGGATACGCTCTACACGAACACTGGCGTTGCCTTGTACAACCTCAAGATGCTGAGAGAAACAGGCAAGGTCGATGAGGTCATCAAAGAACTTAACACAAACATTTATCCGTGGGTAGAACAGGATGTTTTCAACTATCTCTGCCAAGGACACATTTTACCAATGCCGAGCGACTATAACGCAAACAACTGGACTCTGCCGACTAATGACATCCGCATCAAACACTATGCTGGCATCTCATGTTGGAACAGTGAGTATGATGTTCAATTCTATCGCAACATGGAGTGGTTCAGAATAACGGACGAGGTGGAAGAATGAGTCGAAAAGCATACTACAACACAGGGGCAAGCCTGATGCGCTCACACGCTAGACAGTACAAGGATCGAGAGGACAACACAGCTAGAATCGCAACTGCGGTAGACAACATCGTGCCGAGGAACTATGCGGCCTTTGCGCTAGTCTTGAGCCGACACTTTGGATTTACCCAAGAGCAGATAGCAGACATCATCACATGGACACAGGAGTTGTACAACGAATCGCTCTTTGAGGATTTGGACATCTTTCAGCAATGCAGCGATGAAATCGGAATTGATATGTACGGTGAAATCCATGCCAAGAAACACAGAGTTATCGGAGATTTAAGAATCTAAGGGGGATTCGTATGAATGTTTGGACTGTAACTTGCGATTATGTAAAGGGTGTTCTGACTTACTTTGTCGAGAATAAGATCACTGGTGAGCGCAGAGGTATGTTTGATTGTCAGCCCTATGCGGAAGAGATGGCTAGGGAACTCAATCGAGAGGGGGTTGAGTGATGGCTAAACTCTGTATGTACAACGACTGTCAAGCCGGAGAACATGAATACTCCATTCGGTGTTGTGACTGCCCTGAGACTGACTGCCCTGAGAGATGCACGAACAAGAACTGCGAGAGCTGCTATTGGATGACCGAGGTGAAAGATGAAAGCAGAAGCGTTGAGATGTAATTACTGCGGTGGTTTTGTAAATCCGACAACATACAAGTGTGAATACTGCGGTACTCAGTATGTCAAGCCGAGAATCGAGCCTTACAGAGTGCCGGACATGAAAATTGTTTCGGTAAATGCTCCTGTTGATGTCATCGCTTGCAACACTACGATTCCGATGGAGAACTATAAAACCATGATGGATATTGGAGTTCCGATTGAGCAAGAGGTAAGACGAGACATGGCGAATCAGATTGCTGATGCTATAGCCGACAAGATTGAGATTTATGAGGATTTTGACATCACTGGCTATCAGAAAAAGTACTTGGCAAGGCTGAGAGTAGTAAAGCCGGATTTCAGATTTTGAGGAGAAACATGGACAAAGCGGAACTGAGAAAGAGAATGGATGAGTTGTGTAACAAACAAGGCGAGTCTTGCTTTGGATGCCCTTGTCGGGATTTTGACGTTTGCAACATTGCAGAGGAAAACTTGACTGACGAGGATTACGTAAAAGGCGTAGAAGCCCTTGAGGACTACGAAAAGGGCAAGGTGGGTAAATCTACCACGGATGCCACAAAACCGCCTCTACATGCCACACACGAGCCTACACAGGGGTCTGAGTACGATGTGGTCAGCAGACCGCAACACTATGCCTCTACATCAATCGAGTGCATAGATGCCATGAGGGAAACACAAGGCGATGAAGCGGTCAAAGACTTTTGTGTGTGCAATGCTTTCAAGTACCTTTGGAGACACAATTCCAAGAATGGTGACGAGGATGTTCGCAAGGCAAGTTGGTATCTGAACAAGGCCGTTGAAATCATGGAAGGTGGGTCAACGTGAGAACTAAAGACATATTCAAACGGCGATTGCTTTTGCTCAAGAACGAGATGGACTGGACTTATCAGGACATGGCTGATTTGTCGGGCTTGCCACTGTCCACGGTTAAGGCATACGTGTTTAAGGATCGAGAGCCTGGAATCTACTCGCTGGCAATGATGAGCAGAGGATTTGGAGTTACCGCCGACTGGTTAATCGGTTTAACGGAAGAAAGGAATTGAGAAATGGCAATGTCAGATAATTTGGTTAGAAACAAAATGCTTGAAGTTGAGCGAGAGAGGCTTGAGGTAGACAAGAACACAACTAAGGTGCTTGCCGACATAAGAGACATACTCATGGCAGATGCCGTGGTCAGATTGACAGAGTTGTCAGCGAATCCGAACGTCAGACCGAAGAATTACGAAAACGCCATTAATGCAACCAAGAATGCTAAGAAAGAAATCGAAAAGAGGTGGTCAGAGTGAATGTTGCCGAGTCGATGGATTTGAAGAATACAAGAGACAATACCGAACGGACAGTAGAACTCTTGACTAGCATGAACAGGAAGTTGGACAAACAGATTGCCTTGTTGGAGCAGATGGTCGAGATACTCAAGGAGAGGAGAACCGATGCTGATTACTGATGAGGGATGCAAGCCGAGGAACTGCAATTCATGTAAATTCCACTATTCAGCGGAGAACTACCACTACAAACTCCATGAAGTCGAACACAAGAAGATGAACGGTTTCATCTGTGCAGCATTTGTGCCGGAAGAGGGAACTATGGTCTATATGAGCGGTCTTGTCAACGACAGTGTAGACTTCTGCGAAATGTATCAAGAGAGAGGAACAAGATGATTAAGACAAAGAATAACTGCTATATCACCAAGGAAGAAGCAATCTTGGCTATGAGGCAAGGACGGAACAAGGAAGAGTCCGAGTGGGCTATCCGTAGCGTTAAAGCCACTAAGGTCAAGAGGTCACTCAAGGTGACGGAGACATACATCAAGGGCAAGGCAGAGGAAGAGCATTGTCCTCATTGCCGGAAGAAGATTGAGTTGTACTACTTGTCGAGGGATGTTCCAAAGGTGTGCTACTGCTTTTGGTGTGGCGGTGCTATCTACCGCAAACGTGGTCTGACTAAGAAGAATCCGATGTTCGACTATTCGATCCTTACGCCGGAGCAAGTGAAGAAATGGGGGTTTGAGGCTTATGTTAATAATGCCGACAGTGATAATGATTAAGCGGATTATACGGTCGCTGAGACAGAGATTCTGCCGACACGACTTTCGGCTTATGAAGAATGGTTATAACGACATCAGCCGAGTATATGGCGGTGACAAGTTGGCATACAAATGCTCCAAGTGTGGCAAGATCGTGTGGATGAAATATTAGGGGGTGGTCAGTTTGAATTTACAGATTATCGGATATGTTGCGATGTATCTGCTGATTGGAGCAATTATCAACGGAATAGGTCGAGTCGATCCCGAAGAAAGCGGATACTACGGAGTGCTTATTCTATGGCCTCTCGTCTTGGTTCTGATGGCGCTGATTATCATTTCCACAGTCATCAGCAGAATAGTTAAAGCGATTATGAAAGGCACTAAGGAGTGAGTTGGGAAGACAAACCTAGATGCCATAACTGCAAATCCTTTACGGAGCGGAAGTGCGTTAAATCAGATTTGGACTTGTATGGTCGATGGTGCGATGGATTCTGCTCCAAGGACAAGCAGTACACATGGTTTTTCAACACTTGCGAGAAACACAAATGGAAGGATGGTCAACATGGCAATTGTGAAACTGACTGATGAAGAACTGAGAATGAAGATGCAAGAGGTCATCGACAATGTTGCTACTCAGTTGAGAGTAGAGGCGGTGAATACAATCTGCTCAGAGGGAACTTCCGTACCAATCGAGGCAGACATCGTGATTCATGTAGGAGTCGATATGATCCCGACAATCACTTATACCAAAGAGACTTATGTGTATCCGCAGAAAGTGATTTTATCGGAGAGGTATGAGCATGAGCCAAATAATCTATAAGCCGACTTGTAGCAACTGTGGAGCGGTACTGGACTGTGATGTGAGTTATACCGAGGAGCGGACTCGTGAGGGCAGAATCATCATGCCGACAAGCGAAATATCGCCGTGTGCTTGCCCAAATTGCGGAGAGTTCTTTGATGGAATCATCATTCCGAACTATCGGAAGTCTTGGGATTTCAGCACAGACATAAGTGTAAATTGAGAGGATAGTCAACATGACGACAGAAGTATTAAGAGGAGTAGCAGAGGGAGCAGTAAAGACGGCTATGAGCATTGAGCCGATGGTTGAGAAGAGTAGTAGCATCGGATTTATGGGAGTTGTTGTTGGAGTTGTTGTAGGAGCGTTTTTATCTGCTTGGTTGTATTTTTTGAGGTCGGGGAAGTAATCCCTGGTCAACATGAGTTTAGAAAGGTAATAAGACATGAAAATGTTGTGGGCTATATTTGACGGTGGAGCAATTGCTTCATACGCCAAAACTAAGAAGGATGCAGAAGCACTGTGTAGAATGTATAACAAGTACGATACGATGTTTGAGAACAATTACCATGTCGGTAGAAAGGCAACTCATGCAGACCCTAGTGTTGCGGCGTTGAGTCCCGAAACAGGAATTATGTTTCATGTTGGACTTGATGAAAACGGAAAAATATCAAACGTATTTGTTGTTACACACTTCCTTATCATGCAAGAGAAAATAATTGCCGACAGAGTGTTGCCGTGGAATGGTGGAGAAAATGCACTTCATGTTTGCACTTATGCAACTTCTAATGAAAAGGCAATCGAGAAAGCCCAAATCCTGTTTTCGGAGTATGGGCAGTATGTTGATAAACTTTTTGATCTGCTAAAGCAATTGAGAAACGAACGCTTGGCAGTTGGCATCGTCAAAAACTTTGAGTTACACATTGGTATCCTGTCTGCGTGTGATTTCAACAATGCGATTGAGATAATAAGAAAAAGTTGCGCAAATGGAACAATGGCTGATTATTACCTGGACAGCGCAGAGTTTAAAATGCCCTTACTGCTTAGTGACAACAAAGCACTTTTTGTAGAGGCACTAAATTCTCCAAAAGCATCGCTTGGTGTCGTACACATCGAGTTGCCAAATCGGCAGATAGATACAGACAAGATGAAAGCGATATTTGACGATTCTGAATAAATCCTAGTCAGCTTTAGTTTTGCTTGTAAAATCACCATCCATGTGATAGTCTAAGGGGTGGAAAGGACGGTCTTGAATAGTGGTGGCAGTTGCTATCGCTATCAGTCTGTCCTTTTTCATTGTATAAGGTTACAAATAAAAAGAGCCTATCTATTGGCAGTAGATAGACTCCGAACGTTTAGAGAAGATGGATTTCCCAAACGTCTATTTCTGACTTGGATTTTATCATCTTCCCTATTCGTTTGCAAGCATTGCTAGAAAGGGCAAGGTGATTTTTTAATGGCTAACAGAAGATGTATGAACTGCAAGATGGTATTATCTCCGAGGTTTCAGGCAATGAAGCCAGCCTCAAAGTCGTTATACATGGCGATGATAGCATCTGCGGATGATGACGGAGTTGTAGAAGCCAAGGGTGTTCTGATGATTACTGGAACACGTAAGAGCGCACTCCAAGAGTTGATTGATTACGGTTATGTGGCAATGTTAGAACCAAAAGAGTGCATTGTTTGGATAGTTGGGTGGCAGAGTTTTAACACTGTGGATGTACGTTATGGTACTGCTTCTTACTACAGAGATACACTGAAACAACATTTCCCGAACATCAAATTGCTTGATTTAAAGGGCTTTGACGGCTATCTGCACGTGGGGAACACACGTGAAAGAGAAGAGAAGACAAGAGAAGAGAAGACAAGAGAGTATCAAGAAGAGAAGTCTAAGGGAAAGCAACAGAGTTATGATTACGAAGAATATGATCCTGACGAAGTGCCGTTTAAATAATTAACCCTTGGTCAACTTGACTTTTGCCGATTTCAGGATTATTGTCTTCTTGAATCTATATATCTAAATAAGTTCTGAATGGGAATCAGGCTCTCCGTTTGGGGAGTCTTTTTCTTTGCCCGAATGGAATGTCTACTCCTCTAGTTATAACTAGAGCGCACAGGCTTCTGAGAGGGACGAGAGAGCGGTTTTCATTTGTGTATGTGGGATTTATCCAATTTGGTCTAAACGTGCCTCTACGACCGCTACACAGGCTTCTACACATACAAAAAGAGCCGATGCACTGCCATACACCGACTCTATCTATGAAGATGATTCCTTTCAATTAACTATATTTGATTTTTGGATCGTGGTCAACTTGGGTTTTACCGAAGCCATGTTTCTTCTCCGATGTAGTCCAGTTCGTAGTCTTCCATCTCCCTGCCCGTCAGTTTCCGCTCATACACAAGGATGCCGTGGTACATTCCTGTCGGGTCATCTCGCCCACCGATTAAGCCGTCCATTGGCTGGCATCCGATTGAGAAGCCTCTGAGTCGCATTCCGTAGGTGTATACGTGTGTTCTCATGGTGTCTCCTTTTTTGTTAGTAGTCTTCCATCAAATCCTTGACATTGCACTTGAGTGCATCGGCGATCTTGACTGCCTTGTATGCAGATGCTTCATTGAGTCCTCTCAACTCCCAGCCCTGAATCGTTCTGAGTGAAAAGCCTGTCAGTTCTGCCAACTTGGTCTGCTTCATGTTGATTGACGATCTGTAGATTGTCAGTTTGGTGAAACCTTTATTCAAATCCACCAAATCATATTTCTCCAACTCCTTCGGACGCATCAGCCGAGGCATCAGCAGTAGTCCTTCTGTTACTTCTGATCTGTAGCCGTCTTTTGGAATCGTGCCAGCCGGATTGTTCATCTTGAATTTGTAAGTTCTCTCTTTTCCCATTTTCTTTACTCCTTTAATGTAGTGTGGCTATTTTTCAACCCCCTGGTCAAACTCTGTTTTTACTCATCCTCTGCAAACAGGATGTCAACAGGCATGGGATCGGTTCCCATTTCAACGACTGCGATTCTGCCGTTATCATACTCGCCGTTACGGAGCATTTTAAATGCCTTTGCACGATCATAGCTGCCGTAGCCGAGGTCGTTATCTTCCTCATTGGCAAGCACCGCATACCAGGTGCCGTATCTCTTTTTGAAGTTGCTTGGAGTATCGTAATCGCTACCATCGTAGAACTCTCCATCATCATCGACTCTATATTCTTCTACAGAATAGTTATCGTCATCAGCATCAATGCGGAGCAGTTCATTGTAAATCGCCTCAACATTGTCAGCAGTAAAGATTGCATGATTCTCAGCGTCATTAGCGAAATCGTAGTCAAAAGGTACGTTCAAGATTGCATATTCTTTTCTCATTGTTTTTCTCCTTTTCTTTTAATTCCTTGGTCAACTTGAGTTTTTGTTTCCCTTTGATGATTCTATTATATACTCATATTTAAGTATCTGTCAACTACTAAATTACTCATATTTGAGAATTTTTTTTAAAGCCGTGGTCAACCTCAGTTTTTTAAAACCCCTGGTCAACTTGAGTTTTGCGTTTTTGATATTTCATTTTTGCAGAGGTGGTCAACTTGAATTTTTAGAGGTGGTCAACTTCGCATTATTATTTTTTTAAAATCCTGGTCAACTTCGCTTTATTAATAATCAAAGTCATTTCCAAGTTTTCTCCAACTCCATTCCAAGTCTATTCCAACTCCATTTCATCCCCATTGACATTCCGGCTATTTGGACTTCCAATGTCAAACCGAGGTCAAATCCAGTTTTGACAATAACCGTCAGTAACGCCAAATAACTCCCAATAACTCCGAGCCAGTAGCAGAAGAGTTACTATTAAGAGTTGGTCAACTCCGAATCAGACAAGCCCAATGTCAGCAACTCCAAGTCCGATTAATCGGGATCAGAGTCAACGCCGTGGTCAATGTCAAAATCTGCGGAGCAGAGCAACAGTCTTGAGAATTTTCGGCCGAGGTCAAGCCCGAGATACTAAAATCAATGTCTGAATCCTGAACCGAGGTCAAAGCCAAAATCTGACTGACAGCGGAGCCGATATTATAATTATGGTCAGCATCGGAGCCTGGGCTACTTTTATAGCCGCGCGATAAGAGTTTTTGCAGTTTCGGTCAACTCCATTCCGTAGCCGAGGATTTATTCAGCCGCGCGATAAGAGTTGCACAGCTTTTCGGTCGGTCATCTCAACTTCGGTCAGTCCGTTCAGATCGCGAGATTTTTTCGTTTCCGTTTTCTGCCAGTGGCTCTTCGTATGCGCGCGTACATGGATTTGTTGCAAGACTTTGGCGAAACTCAAATTTTCGGTAAACGCCTGGAATCGAGAAGCAAATTTTCTGTACCAAAATCTGTCCAGCCGAGTTCGTATAGCCTGTTTTTAAAAATCTGCCAGCCGGACGCCTCAAAAACAATTGTTTCGATTCCGTTTCATGCCGTCACAATTCGCAACACATTGAACCGCAGCCAGCCGAACAAAGACGGAAGGAACCGCGCACCATGTCCACCATACACGGACAGCCCGAAAGAGTAGCCGGAGCCGTCAGAACGTCAGCAGAAGACCGCGCCACACTCCCAGGAGCCGAGGCAGAAGCACCAACAGACCGAGAACGCCGCCGAGGATCCCCAAAACCGTCACACGATCCGCGCCGAAATGCTGACAGGATGCAGAAGCCACCGCCGGAGCCATAGCCCCAGGAGCCACCACAAGACGCGCCGCGCCCTGTATTGCTGCATCTCCGAACAAATACCCACAGCCGGAGCGAACGCCCCACGGAACGCCATACACGGAGCCGGAGCGAATCGCGCCAACTTGCCACACTGGACAGAAGCCCACGGAACGCCATTTAAACGCTGTATGAGCCACATAGAGCCGCTTTTATCAATTCCGCGAACATTTACCCATAAGCAGATAAACCGCGCTTAAAACGTCAAATTCGCGCTCATGCCCACCAAGTTAATAGGCGAATCAGTACAGAGTATCAGGAGCCGGAGAAGCCGACAGAAGAGCCAGCCACACGGCAAGCTATAACGCCACGATTAAAGCCCATAGAAGCCCCACAGAGGCATTTTTACAGAGTAGCCGAACAAATACCCACGGAGCCACAAAAGACGCTTAAAACGCCGTATAAACGCCCGAATCAATCCGCGCCTATATGCAGCCATTGAAGCGACCGCGCAGAAGCCACGAGAAGCCCTTTTTACGCCGTACCCTATGGAGTTATCAAAGAGCCGATAAAAGCCCCTGGGAGAGCCACAGAAGCCCGAAAAACGCCGCGAGGAATCGAACCACGCAACCGCACCGAACAACGCCGGAGCGATCCACCAGGAACGCAAGACAAAAGAGCCGGAGCAGAAGCCAGCCTAAAAGAAGGACGCGCCCACGAATGAACGCGCCCAGCCTATTTTATGCGCTTACAAGCCTACACTCCCAATGTGGGGAAATATCCCCCCTGGCATTTTTTCGCGCCTTCTTGAAAGCCTTTTCTATCGCTTCCGGCTTACTTTTTGCCGTAACAGTGAAGTATTGCTTTTTGCCGCCATTATCCGAACAACTAAACGCCCATTTTGCCATTTTACGCCACCCCCTTTATATTTTCGCGCCAATCATCACTAACATGGAGCCAGCCGGACGGCAGAAGACAATCACGCCGAAATTCTGCCAAAGTGCCGTATGTTTTATGTGAACTTGCCAAAAACTCGGCAGAGGAGCCGGAGCCACGCCGCCAAAAGCAAGAGACGCGCACCGCGCCGAAACTTCCCGAACTGTAAACCGTATCGCGCGAAATCACATACAAGTTACCGCCAGCCGCGCCGCCTGTATTGATATAAGCATAATCAACTAGCCCAAACTGTATTTGCTTGAATACGTCCGCAAGAATGTTGTTGTTGTGTTCCTCGATCCGATCCGCGCCGGAGAAGTCACCGTTATGAAATCCATGCAATATTGCCTTTTTCGCGCTCTTCAATCTGTATTTGTGTTTCATGTCCTGACCCCCTTCAAAGCAAAGACAAATGTTTCCATTTCCTCGATACTTCCAAAGCCCTTTACAAGCCACACACCATTTACACGCCGCGCCAGTGTCCGCCCATCTTCCAGGACCCGAAAGCCGGAGCCGATCCGCTGCAAATGCTCATTAATTGCCATTATTCTACGTACCATGTTTTGCTCCCTTCATTAATCAGAAGCCGGATTCCAGCCGCTTCCAACTGTTTTGTATAAATTTCAATTTCCCAACCGTCAACGCGCATCAGGAACGGCAACACGCCTTCTTTTTCGCCATTCGGACAAATAATAAAATTCGTTCCGTAATATTCCGCGCCGCCGTCTGTAGTATGCTTGTATAAATCCATTGCTTTTCTCCCTTCTTTAGTAGTAACCGCGCGCCACCAGGAAAAGCCGCGCCTGTTCTGAATCTGCAAAGAACATTGTTTTGTATCCTACCATTACAACCACGCGCCCAGCCGTAAAAAGGACTTTGGCAACGTTTCCGGCTGAATCCTTGTAATAGCTCATATATCCCCCTTTCAAGCCGTTTCAACGACTTCACACGCCGCGAACGTCTCCCACATAGTCAACAATGTATTAACCGCGTCAACGTCCCTGTAATCCGCGAAATAGATGGTATATGAAGAGCTACAAGTATTGAGGAAAGTCACCTTGCAAAAGAAGTAACCACGCCGACCAGCTACAAGAAGCGAATCTAAAAGCGTTTCTTCCACAATGTCGACAACCTCGCCGCCGATCTGATGCAAAAACTTGTCAATTGTCATGTTCTCCCCGAATTTGTATTCTGTCATTGCTTTATATCTCCCTTCTGTGATCCACTAGCGACAGCCCACGCGCCGGAGCCTACACCCACAGCACCACGACCGCAAATTATTTGTATTATTGAGGCTTCCACCCACGGCAGAAGCCCCGGCCTATCAATTCAGATTGCCAGTATTGCAAGGAATGTTTGTTAAAACGTAATCCCAAGATGTACCCCAGTGAGTAACGCCCCAAACGTATAAATCCAACTCCGAGCAGTAGTAAACAAGTTCGTTCATCTCTTGAAGAATTTCCGCGCCGCCATTGCTGACAATGTACCACTGGAAAATTTCAGGCGTCTCGTCCTGTTCACGTTCCAGTTTTTCCAATTCATCGCGCAACTCTTCCAGCCGATCCGCGCACCGCTCCGCGCTCTTTTCCAGTTCGTCGCACTCTTCCAGGTTTCCGGCGTCGTAAGCATCGGCTGCGCTATCCCTGTATTGTGCCGCGTCCTGTTTTAACTCTTCCATGTCGTTCTGTATCTCATCGATCCTGTCCGAGTTGTCAACGAAACCGCTTACAAGCTCCCAATCGAACCCAGCCGCCATAGTACGTTCTACAATATCGTTGTTTAAAACCGCGTCGAAAGCCTTGGACAATGTGCCGTAATCAACATAGCCATTTTTAAGGCCATAATCAGAAATTTTGTTTCCGTAGAAGTATTCGCCATAGATATTCATTGTTTTTTTCTCCCTTCTTTATTTCATATATGTTTTGAAGTAATCGACCGCCGCCGCCTTATCATCGAAATAGTGGCCTTGCCCCCATGTGTCAGAATCCTTGTCATAATTCCAAGCCACAACCCAAGAACAGAAATTCAAGTGTCGATCAATTAAAGCAATCGGAGTATCGAAAGCCCCGATTATATACTGTTCAACTGTATAGCCCTTTTTAGTCTTTTCAATTACTGCCGTCATTGTTTTATGTCTCCCTTCTATTTTTGCGTCACTTTAATACACTAAAGCGTAGGCTCTTTTCCCCTCGCTTCGTTTTCTATATCTTATCAAAACAAATACGCAAATACAAGTATTAAATATGCTCAAATATACGAATTGTGAAAATCATACAAAAGCGTAACATGATACTTATATAAAAGTATCTAAAATACCTATATAAGAGCAGTATATTGACGGCAGAAGGAAACGAACAGAAGATAATAGGATTAAGAACGCGCCGGAGTTGCCCGCCCGATCCGCGACCGATCAGAAGCCCCAGGAGCCGGAGCGACAGCCGGAGCCGGAGCCAATACGCAACCATAAGCAACAGAAGCACTTACATATAAGTAACCCAAATACGCACAAACGAGGAAAAAACGACATGAAGAAGAAGCGAACAGAAGAAACTCCCAGGAGCCGGAGCCAATACCGCGCCCCGATCAGAGCGACAGCCGGAGCCGGAGAATCTCCCTTGATTGAGACAAAATACGCGAACATATACCCGGCCGACATAGAACGAGTTGAAGAGAATTATATTGCATCGCTGCCCGATCCCGACAGCATATATAACATAAATGCATTTATTGGCCTTTTATTCCGGCTACACAGGGAAGTTATAGCCCCAGCTTTAAAACGCCCAGGAGACCGCGCGCCAGGCTGTAAAGGGTATGATATACAAGCTATGGATAGCATATTTTATAATATATTTATTCCGCTTATATCTAAGTATCGTATTACCCCAACTATAGGACTGTTTATGTATTTAGTGGGATTAACTAGCGCTATTATAGATAACTGGAAGAAGAATGTAGATAATACTATATATAGTGATAATGATAGTAATATAGATATATATAATGATATTAAGAGTAGTAATACAGTGGGGAATAATAACTATACTAAACTGACGTATTACACAAAATGGAATAACTATATAGAACAGTGGATATTGGGGAATGTGACCAATACAAACAGTATAGGCGGCATGTTCACACTAAAAGCTGTATACGGTTACAGCGATGCCCAAACAATCCGGATAGAAGCCCAGGAGACGCGCCCAGCTATCAACGCCGCACAGCTTGACCGCATCGCCGGAGAAGCCGCCGCGCCGCCCGAAATAGGCCAAAATTGACGAATTGTTTTTCTACTGCGGACATTACGGAAATGTTACAGTGTATTACGCCGTTAAATGGCGCTAGAAATCAATATATTGTGTATCCGGCTATAGTCAAACACAAGATATAGACACGTATCAGAGTTACGCCGTTAAATACGCATTTATTGGCGTAGTATGCAAATATTACAACCACTGATTTTTACGTAATAGTTTTTTAAAAAACAGCCCCCCTGTCCGCTGGATACACACCCAGGTTTTACCACCTTGTCAACGATCCGCGCCGCTGTTTTGCGTGGTTAGGCGCGAAAAAGGACGAAAGGGTGGAGGGGTGTATGCAAGTCCGCGCGGCGCATAAAATGAGTCCCCCAAGTATTTTTCAAGCAAAAAAGAGTTTATATATACACCCTTTATCACCTTGGTAGTAACAGAGATATAGTTATATAGCATAGCCTTATATGCCATTAATCCTACAGTCAACCATGCTATTTTAGCCTAACTTAGACTGTCCAACGGTCGAGATTGTATACTACTGCTTGACAAGACCAGTCTAGCCGACTACACTTTGCCCCAACAGAGATAAGCCTCTTGGCTTGTAGGGGCATACCTCTAGCAGACATAAGACCCACTGAGATGTCTGTAAGTTGGACAAGCAATAGCATGATGAGAGCCTTTCAAATGTCTTTTCATGATTCGACCTCCTTTCCTGGATTCTTGGGCGTACTGGTGTGTAAAGCCGGATCGCTCCGAGACGGTTGCATCGGACACCGAAACCGATGTTAGTTCATCAGCCAGTGGAGAGTGCTTCGGGTGTTGTGCATTCTCCCAAGTGCTGAGAAGCCAAGTTCAATGTTTGTCACCTCGTCATTGACTTGGAGCGTTTAGTCAGGAGAGCAACGCTAATCTGTCGGGCGGCAGAGAATGAATCCTGACAGTGCAAGTGCCTTGAGTTACCAAACTGCTCAACTCAGACCTTGCATCTCACGTAGCGTAGTTTAAGCAAAACCCCACCGAGCGCAAAGCCTTAATTGCATGATCTTGCAAGGTGGCGATGTGAGTGCAAACCTCATCGTTACGCTTTGAATGACTGCCTTGTTGCTGGCTTTTCATTTTATCTCCTTGTAGTGAAATTCAAGTTGGTTTCATTGTTTTTCCATCCGTGATAGCCGGACTCCTTCTCAGACTTCATGTCTGATTTTTTTATATCATCGGCACGTAGCTCAGATGGTAGAGCAGAGAGCAAAGCAAACGAGTCATGTTTGTGGCTCACACAGCAATGTTTTTTTTTGCAAAGGTCGTTAACCCTCGTGTCGTAGGTTCGATTCCTACCGTGTCGATTCCGATGGCGTATAGTTCAGCAAGGCAGAACGCATGGCTTTGACCCATGATGTCGTTGGTTCAAATCCAACTACGCCCATGTCAATTCCGAAATTTTCCAAAAAACAAAAAAGAGAGTTCCGAGGGGGAGTGCCTGTCTGCCATAGTGCGGATAGGCTTTTTTACGTTTATGGCACAAAAACGAGAGTCGAGAGACTGGTATGACAAAACCATAAGAGCGATAGCGCAGAGGAAGGATTTGCCGTTTTATGATCGCATGAACTACTGCTATCAGACATTGCTTAACTTCATGTTGAAGTACGACACAAGGAAGATAGGCCGTGACCGCAGTTGGCTCATCGCATGGAGTACATTCATCCGTGAGAACACACTTTATGCCATTGCCAGCAACTTTGAGGGTGACTTCCCGACTCTGTATTGGAGTGTCATGCTGCTTGAGGCAAGGCACTATGTTGTCGATTCGTATTTCCTGTTTTTGGAGCGCAAGAGAGAACAACACGCTAAATTCTATGAGCCGAGGCGAGAGATTCTGATGAAGCACGGTGTCATTCAATCTTTGCAAGACCTTGTGGATGACAAACTCGACTTGCTGACGATAAGCGCACCGCCCGGTTCGGGTAAGAGTACACTTGAAATTTTCCTACTGAGCGGAGTCATCGGTTGGTTTCCTGATATGCCGAATCTAGCATCTTCGTTCTCAGGCACGATGACCAAATCCTTGTACGATGGCGTGAATCAGATTCTCACTGATGTTGACGAGTACGCATGGCATGAGATATTCCCCGATGTCACTTTCAAGGCAAGGGAAGGCACGAACTCCAAGGATCAGACCATCAATGTTGGCAAGCGCAAGAGATTCAAGTCACTCACTTGCCGTGCTATCAATGCTTCGCTGACTGGTAATACTCGATGTGAATATCTGCTCTGTGCCGATGACCTTGTGTCCGGCATTGAAGAGGCTCTGAACAAAGAGCGACTAGAGAAACTTTGGCAGACATACAACACCGACCTAAAAACTCGTAAGAAGCAAGGGTGTAAGGAACTGCACATCTGCACCCGATGGAGTACGCTCGATCCTGTTGGTCGGCTCAAGATGATTAATGCTGACAATCCGAGAGCAAGATTCTTGGTTGTTCCGGCACTGGATGAGAACGGAGAATCCAATTTTGAGTATGACGGCGGTGTAGGATTCGATACTGCGTATTTCAACGACATCAAGAAGTCAATGGATGACATCTCGTTCAAGTGCTTGTTCATGGGTGAGCCAGTAGAGCGAGAAGGACTGCTTTACCATGACGATGAGTTGCAGAGATTCCTCGACTTGCCGTTGCAAGAGCCGGATGCCGTTTTGTCAATTGTTGATACCAAGAACAAAGGCACTGACTATTTCGTTCAGCCTGTTTTACTGCAATACGGTGACAAGTATTACTGCACCGACTGTATCTGCTCTGATGATTCGGATTACGAGAGGCAGTATGCTAGGTCAACGAATCTGATCTTGACGAACAAGGTCGAGGCTTGCCAGTTTGAGAGCAACAACGGCGGTGACAGAATTGCCCTTGAGGTATCTAAGCGAGTCAAAGAAGCTGGCGGTTACTGTAATATCACTCAGTCGTTCACCACGCAGAACAAAGAGACAAAGATTATCGTCTACGCTCCGTGGGTCAAGGAACACATAATCTTCAAAGACCGTTCGATGTATAACCCAAATGACGATTATGGCAAGATGATGTCATTCTTGTTGGGCTACTCACCGATGGGCAAGAACAAGCACGATGACGTACCCGATGCCTTTTCAAGTTTTGCAAAGTGGAAGAATAGGCCTGAGACACCGCCTACGATTGTTGGGAGAAGACCGTTTTGAGAAAGAAAAATGCACTGAGTCAGTATGCTGACCTTGTTCGTGAGATAGAAGAGGTCGAGCAGAGAATAAAGAAAACCGAGAAGGACTTGCAGAGACTCATAGACGAGGGAGAAGTGACCGACATGGTTAAAGGCGGTGAGGGCGGTATCCAGCACTACACGATAACTGGATTTCCGCAGAGGGATTACGGCAGAATGAAAATCCTACTGAGTACCCGAAAGAGCATACTTCACTCACTCCGCTCAGAGATAGAGCAGTCAATCAATGATGTCCAAGTGTTTATCAATGACCTCGACAATTCACATGACCGTAGAATCGTGACCATGAGAGTGATAGACAAGATGTCGTGGAGACAAATAGCGCAGAATATCGGCGGTGGCAATACTGCTGATAGCGTAAGGATGGCATATAACAGAATCTTAGAAAGAGAGGACGCAAATGGCTAAGTATGTTAAGAAACCGATTCCGATAACGGCGATTCAGTGGACTGGTGAAAACCACATGGAACTTGCTGAGTTTACCAACGGCAAATGCCTATTTTCTGTTGGCGAGTCAACGATTGTGATTCCAACACTTGAGGGTGAGATGAAAGCTAATGCCGGAGATTACATCGTCCGTGGCGTTGAGGGCGAATTTTACCCTTGCCGTCAAGACATTTTTGAGAAAACTTACGAAAAAATCAGTGAATAAGACAATGTTGTTCGTTTTGTTCGGTTTTTTTAATTTATATTTACACTGAAAAAAGTATCAAGCAAGGACATCTGCCAATGGTGTGCCTTGCTTTTGGCATATTGGAGATGTTTAACATGGCTGATACACAGACTCAGAACACGAATGAGACTACACAACAGAATACAACCAAAAATGCACAGTCTCCGCTTCTGACTGGTCGCAAAGTCATCTACATCAATCCGATGGACTTGTCTGTGGACGAGAATCTTATCGCTGCGGTGGAGCAAACAATGCTTGTCCATGCAGAGAACAGAGATGATATGCGCTATCTCAAGGAGTATGAGAAAGGCAATCAGCCGATTTTCTACCGTGTCAAGGACATAAGGCCGGAGATTAATGTGCAGTTGTGTGCTAACTATGCGAAGTTGATTACTGACTTCAAGGTTGGCTACGAATTTGCGTCTCCAATCATGTTCGTGCAGAGAGCAAAGGATGACTTCCGCAAAGCAGACCCGAAACAGGATGACAAACGTGTTGCCATGCTGAACGAGATGCTACTGGAACAGGACAAGACAAGCAAGGACATAGAGCTTGCACATGACTTTAAAACCACAGGGCTGGGTTATATGCTTGCGTATCCGAAACTTGAGAAGTCCGATGACATTGCTCCGTTTGACCTTGTGGTGCTGAATCCGCTCAACACATGTTGTGCCTACTGGAATGATGCTTACAAGAGAAAAGCCCTTGCACTGACATACTCATGGATTCCTGATATGTCGATTGCGAGGATTACGGCATATACATCCGATTGGGTGTATGAGTTGCTTGGTGACAAGATTATCAGCAAACAACCTAACATCATCGGCAGAATCCCGATTGTAGAGTTCAAGAATGATGCCAACCGTATGGCTTGCTTTGAGGCAGTAATTCCGCTCATGGATGCGCTGAACATCACGAACTCAGACCGAGTAAACGATGTTGCTCAGTACGTTCAGGCAATCTTGTGGTTGCATAACTGCGCTATTGATAAGTCGCAGAAAGATGAACTGCGAAATGGCGGTTTCATTCAGACGAGTACAACGGCAGACGGCAAAGAGGCGAAAGTCACTTATGTCACATCGGCACTTAATCAAGCCGAGACACAGGCACTTGTGGACTATATGTATGCACAGATGCTTGAGATTGCCGGAGTACCTGGACGAGACAGTGCAACAGGCGGTAACACAGGAGCGGCTATTCTGCTGAGTAACGGATGGCAGTTGGCAGAGACAATGGCAAAAACGGCAGAGCCAGTATTCGCATCTTCCGAGATGGAACTTCTGTCAATCATAATCTCGATTTTTAAGAACACTCCCGACATTCCCGAAGAACTCAAGGAGTTGAAGAAGTCAGATGTCATTGTCAAGTTCAGCCGGAACAAGACTTATGACCTTGTAAGCCGCACATCTGCCCTTGCTAATCTCATTAACATCGGCATTGATCCCGGAAAGGCAATTGCCACGGTTGACATTTTTGACGATGCACAACAGACCACAATCGACTCTTTGGAGATGATTAACAAGATTCTCCTTGGCAAAATCTCTAAGAACGAAACAACCGAAACCCAAAGTGGTGACGGCAACGTGGTTGATGGTGTCAAGGGTGCGGATGATGTCAATGCCGAGCAGAATAGAGAGAATACATCAGCGGTATGAGGACTACAGACCTGAGATTTGACGAACTGCATAGCCTTTCAAGAAAGACATACGAGGAGTACTTCGATGTCATGCCGATTTCAGAAGACCAAAAGACAGACAGAGTGCTGATTGCTATGGCACTTGAGGATAGATTCCTTGAGATTTTGTCACTGGCTGAGATAAGGCAGAAACAGGATAAACCGTGGCTTGGAGAGATAATTGAACTCTTCACACTTGCTTTCCTTGCAGTCGCAAACCGCAGAGTTGATGATGACGAAATCCGTGCCAAGGCCGAGAGATTCGGACAGGAAGTCGGGCTTTCGACATTCGCCCATCAGGGCGAGGAATACTTCACTTCCGCTGATCGTGCAATCAATATGTCTGCTACTGAGGCAAATGCAATCATGTGTTATGGCGAACTTGCAGATGCAATCAAGCAAGGTTGCACAACCAAAACTTGGAAGACCATTTTGGATGGTCGAGAGAGGGAGTGGCATCACGAGGAAGACGGTGTCACTGTCCCGATTACAGAACCTTTTGAGGTCGGTGGGGAACTGCTTATGTATCCCCTCGATGACTCTTTAGGAGCGTCCGCTGACAACATTGCAAACTGTCGGTGTTGCGCTATATATTCCTAAAAACCGTTCGGAGATGAACGTTAAAAGCGCAAAACACAGAGAAGTGAAAACGCAAGTAAGACAGTCACCTAGAGAAAGGGGACTTGCCGTAAGGCTAAAAAAGAAATTTCGCAAGGAGAAAGTATGGACGAAATTAAGACCAATGTAACCGAAACTACTGGCGTTGAGCCTAAAGCAGATGAGCCAAAGGCTGATACCAAGACCGCAGAAGAGATGTATGCAGAACTTCTTGCTGAGAATAAGCGCATGAAGAAAGCGGTCGATAAGGCTACTGCCGATGCTTCTGACTGGAAAAAGAAATTCTTAGCCACTCAGAGCGAGTCTGAGAAACTGTCGATGGAAAAAGCTGAGAGGGATGCCGCACTCAAGGAAGAACTTGAGGCACTCCGCAAGGAATCCAAGGTCAACAAATTTGCCAAGTCGTTTATGGCCTGTGGCTATTCTGAGGAGATGGCTACCAAGGCGGCAGAAGCACAGTATTCCGGTGACACAGACGAACTTTTCAGATTGCAGAAACTTCATTCTGAAAATATGGCGAAGCAAATTCGTGCAGACATTATGAAGTCGATGCCTGTTCCGGCTACAGGAAATGATGATGATGTCCATATCACACAGGAGCAGTTCGACAATATGTCCTACAGAGAACAGCTTGAACTGTTTGAGAAACATCCTACTGTTTACGAAAAATTAACCAAACGATAAAACCGACTCTCGACTTGAGAGAGCCGCTAACCCACAAAATTTATGGGAGGAATTATTATGCCCGCAGTATCTACCACTAATGGCACATATCTTGCCAATCTCTTTAACCCTCAGGTAGTTGGAGACAGAATTGAGAAGAAACTTTTTGACTACATTCGTTTTGCTCCGCTGGCGAGAGTGTACAACAACCTCGTAGGCCGTCCAGGCTCGACTGTAACTCTGCCTTTCTACAACTCCATCGGAGCTGCTACCCAGGTAAGCGAAGGTCAGGACATCCCGATTTCCCAGCTCACTGAAAGCACAGTCAACGTTACCGTGAGCAAGTATGCAAAGGGCGTTCAGATCACTGATGAAGCCGTCCTCAGTGCATACGGCGATCCCATCGGCGAGGCAGTCGATCAGATTGCACAGTCCATCGGTCAGGCTTATGACAACGCTATGCTTGCGGCTATGGGTACATCTGCTGATGCCGCTATGACAACTGCGGCCGCCGCTCTTACTGCTGACGGAATCGCATCTGCGCTGACACTGTTTGGCGAAGACATTGACGGCGATAAGGTTATCCTTGTAAGCCCTGCTGGCTACGAGACAATCCGTAAGGCTAACGGTTGGATTCCCGGAACTGAGGTTGCCGCTAATCTCATCATCCGTGGCACGGTTGGCATGATTCATGGTTGCCAGGTTGTCGTTTCCAACAAACTGATCGCCGCAAACGCCTCTTACATTGTTAAGCCAGGTGCGCTCGCTATCTACAACAAGAGAGACATCCTTGTTGAGACTGACAGAGACATCATCAACAAGTCCACAGTAATTACTGCGGATCGTCATGCGGCAGTTTACGTGCTTGACAAATCCAAGCTCATCAAGATGCCTGGACAGGCTACAACCTGATAAGAGGTGCTAATGAAAGTTTTTATCGCCATCCCATGTATGGACACTCTCTCAGCGAGATTTGCTCAGTGTTTAGTCAATCTTGTTAATTACAAGCGTGACTTTGACGTTGAGGTGGGATTCCACATAGGGAGTCTTGTGTACGATTCCCGAAATAAACTTGCTGAGAGGGCGATAAATTCAGACGCAGACTACGTTTTGTGGTTGGATTCAGATATGACGTTTATGCCGGACACTCTCGATATTATGGTCAAAGAACTTGAGGATAATAACTACGAGATGTTAGCCGGAATGTATTACAGACGCAGACCGCCGTTTACACCGACACTGTTTAAGACCCTCAATATTTCTGAGATGGGAGTGACATCAGAAGAATTTGACGAAATCCCCGAAGAGATTTTTGAGGTTGCCGGATGCGGATTCGGGTGCGTCCTTATGAAACGAAATGTCTTGTGGAATGTCCTGTGCCAGCATGGATATATGTTTTCGCCAATCAATGCGGTTGGTGAGGATTTAAGTTTCTGTTGGCGAGCAAGGATGTGCGGTCACAAGATTTACTGCGATCCCACAATTGCACTTGGGCATGAGATAAAGACTATAATCACCAAATCAAATAGAGGAAATTTCAAATAATGGGAATGCTTTTAAGACACAGACCAAGCCCTGATACGCTCACCACAACCGAGTGCTTCGGAAGACCTGAGAAGGAAGAGAAGAAGCCTGTTGAGAACAAGAACGAGAGCGTTAAGGACGAGAAACCTAAGACCGTCAAAAGAGGCAGACCAACCAAATAAACTAAGAGGACACAATCATGGACGAGCTTAGAACAGAGATAACTACAATTCTCACGCAGTATCTTGCCGAAGATGCTATGAGTTACGAAGTGATTAGTGTCTTTTCTGATAGGGCAATGTTGGCATTTAGAGAATACAGAAATTATCCCAGCACTTGGGATGAAGAGGCTATTCTTGCTGACATGAACAAGCACAAAAGTTGCATTGCAGACTTGGCATTATACGATTGCATCCAACAGGGCGCGGAATTTCAGTCAATGCACATCGAATCCGGCCTCTACCGTATGTGGAATAACAAGGGCAACGTATATACCAATCACCGAGTCGTGCCGTTTGTAACTATTTAAGACGGTTTAGCATGACTGTTGCCCCTCCACGGCAGTCGTAGGGGGTGTCCTATCGGGGTTGGGCTGGACACTAATATTTTTGGGGGTAAGACACATGAGGTGTTTAAAGAGACAGACACAAGAAATATGGTTTTCGGTCAAGTCTATGGCTTACACAGGAATTGATGAGACATCGGTTTACTCCAAGCCTGAGATGCACAAATTTTCCGTTTCTCCGACAGGCTCTACGCCCGAAGATTATGCGGCTGGTATTGTGCCGGACTATGACAGATATATTACATCTTTCGACCGCAGCTTTCAGCCGATTGAAGGTATGCAATGTTGGATAGATGTCACTCCTGAGATTGACCAAGAAGGTAATCTTGTGATGACCGAAGACGGCGAGCCGACCGTGTTCCCTGACTATACGCTAAAGCGAAAAGTCGACACTAAGATGGGTACGGTTGCAAGATACCTTGTCAAAAAGAACGGCGATGAGGTGGGCAGTTATGAGAGTAACCCTTAATCCACTTGATCCTAGTTCTTTTGTTAAAGCGGCCAAGAAGGTAAGAGCATACGAAAACAAAGTTATCAACAACAACCGTGAATTTCTAAAAGACCTTGCTCTCGAAGGAATCATGGAAGCCGATGACATTCTTAGTTCAGAGGCCGTTGCAGAAGACTACGTTGCTCCGCATCTGTCTACGCTCAATCCTCATGTAATGAATGGGAAAAGTAAAGGCGATATGTCGATTACGCTTAGATTGCAAGGCGAACAGGCAGTTTTCGTTGAGTTTGGTGCCGGTGTTTACTATAACGGTTCACCAGGAACATCGCCGCATCCCTATGGTGTTGAACTTGGATTTACAATCGGTGATTACGGTTTGGGTCTAGGTAAAAACGATACATGGGAGTATGTAAAAAACGGCAAGTACCACATTACTCACGGCACTCCGGCGGCAATGCCGCTCTACCACGCTGGCGTTAAGATAAAGCAGAGCGCTAGGATACTTGCCTTGGCACACTTTAGGAGTTATTGACATGGCTGAAATTACCGAAAATCCCATCATTGAAATTTACGAGCGCTTTAAATCCGAACTTGTTGACGCAAATGTGATTCCGGCAAAGAACATTTCTTTTGGTAAGTCTGATGTAGGTGCGATTCTCCCTTGGATTTCATTCAAGCCGATGACGAACTACACTTGGTTGCAAGCAAGGGATTTATCTAATAACGAGTGCGGAATAATCGTAAATGTACAAGTTGAATGTTTTGCTAAGAAAGAATCTGCCGCAATGAGGCTAGAGGACGAAACCAAGAAAGTGCTTTTTAATATGGGTTTCTACTCTACTGGTTTTGCTCAGAGATTCAAGAACAACGAAGTACACAGATATATAGGTCGATATGACCTAAGATATACTGGCAGTCTTTTAGATTTGTCAGAAACCTAATAACCAACTGGCATCCGAATCGTGGGTGTCACTAACCTTTAAAAACTAGGGGGTATTAACATGGCTGCTAAAGCTCATAATACTATCGGTACTACTCTTAAATTCGGTACTACTGCTGGTTCTCTCACAGAACTTTGTAAGATCAAAACTTTCCCTCAGCTTAACGGCGAGAGAGAGCAGATTGAATCCACCGACCTTACAGATAGCGCTCAGACATTCGTAGAATAAAGTGCGACTTCAAGCAGTAATGCTTGTCGAATAACTCCTTTAAAACTGGAAACTCCTTGGAAATGGACAACCAAGGACAATCAGTTACCAAGCATCGAAAGATGA